TAAACTTCTTACATTTTTTGCTAAATCACAATCGTTGCAATTTTCTTTCCCCTTAACTTTGATTCGTTCATATTTCTTGCCATCTATAATTATTTTACTCATTTCTGATTAGTTTTACTCTAATTGTTCTATTTCTTCAATTGCTTTGAAAATTTCAAGAATCACCTGCGGAACTATGGCGTTTCCGTATCCTTTGACTGATTCCTGTCTCCACTTTGTGAAAGGAATGGTAAGGTTGTCCACATCAAAGGGAAGCCCATCATTTCCTCGACAAACAGGGGATTGAGTAGGGAAGTTTTCCCAGTTTGAGCGGCTATGTAATGATTCAGTTCGGATTTTCTGCTTGTACCGTCCTTTCTCTCCTTGCAGCATCCGTTGTGATGGGAACTCGCAGTAGGTGTTGGGATCAATCCGTAATCCGGACGCTTCGAACTGTGATATCCTGCCTGAATGAAATCCTGGTAAGTCACCATTGAATTTGTAGGAGTCGGCAACATTCCGTTTACTGCCATTGCTGTCAATGCAGTACCCATTTGGCTTTTTGGATTGTATTTTTTGCTGTATTTGTCCGCTTCCCGAGCATTGGGAGTCGGAAGCAACTGAACCATTCTTGCAAGTCCTACACTTCCGTTTATCCCGTTTTGATTGATCTTCCTCGGAGTTCCGTTTCCTGTTGTAATAAAATGGTCGTTCTTTCCAATTATCGCTCCGGTTGTTGCATCGCTTGCCATTGGTGTCGGGAGCAATTCCATCGGATAGAACCTTGTCTTCCCGTTCTCGTCGCACATCTTCAGTCCTTGAGTCTGCACAGTGGGCAATAAACCACACTCTGTCTCTTCTGTGGGGCGCTCCGACAGCACAAGCCGGAATAAGCAACGGTTGGACGGAATATCCTTCTCGCTCAAGGTCTTTACAGATGGTTTCGACAACATACTCTTGTCGTAGCAATATTCTTTTTCGGTTATCTTCTCCGAAAAGAGAGGTTTGGCTTCCCACTTCAGTCTCCTTGCCGGGCTGAACCATCGTGAGGATTCCAGCAACGTTTTCACCAATAACCCAAGCGGGTCGGATTTCTCGTATAGCACGGAGCATGTGTGGCCAGAGATAACGGTTATCATCCGCTCCCTTTCTCTGACCTGCGAGGGAGAAAGGCTGGCAAGGAAATCCGCCTGTGAGGACATCGATTCTTCCTTTCCATTGACTAAAGTCTGTTTTGGTAATATCTTCATAATGTTCAGAATTGGGGAACCAATATTTTAGTATCTCATTGCAAAAAGGGTTTATCTCACAGTGAAAGGCATTTTTCCAGCCCATCCATGAAGCTGCAACGCTAGGGGCATCAAAGCCGCTGAATAAACTGCCATGAACTAATTTCATTTTAGATTTTGTTTATTAATACTCATTTGACATTCTCTCAACTTTTTGAGCAGGAATCTGCCGGGCTGGTTGATGCCGCCTTTTTTAATTTCGGCAATCAGCTTTTTACATTCTTCGAACAGTGTCGGGTCTTGGATATATAGGCGAACTGAATCAGCATCGGATTTTGTCAGGTTCATTAGCAGAAAAACATACACAAAGTAGTTTTCATGAGACATCACCCTTATTTGTCCTTCACGCTCCATTCTTTGTAGATTTTGGATGATTATATAGAAGTCACACATTGAGGGGTTGTCTAACCATTGCTTGATGAGCCCCGTGCCGATAGATGATTCTTTACCGTTTTCGGCAAGGCGCATAGCTTCCCATACGTCATTTTCTGTTATACCCGGTTTACCACGCAATTCTGTCTTAATATCAAAATATTTTTCAGAAGAAGGAGACGAAGTTATTCTTCCTCCTCTGTCCGACGAAACGAGCCCGTTAGGGGGAGTTTGAGGAGGTATTTTCTTTTCTTTTATTTCCTTTTCTTTTATTTGTGTACTTTCTGCGGAGTTTTTGGGCTTTTCTTCGGAAGAAATGCGTTTATCTTCGGAAGAAATAAGGTTAAACTCTGAAAATTCACACTTTCTTCTGCAATCATCACATATTCGTTTATAGCGTTCTTGTATTCCGATTGAAGTGAGAACTTTTTCCTTATCAAAGAGTTCTTTAGAAAACAACCCTAATGCCAGGCAACATCTGACGACCTCCTGTATATACGCTTCTTCAAAACCGGTTTGTTCCGATAATATGAAGGGCAACTCTTCGTCCCACAACATGTAATACCCATTTTTATAGATAAGACAAAGCAGGAGAGCATATACAGTGACGGCCTTGCCACGCTGGTACTTGATCAGTTTCCTTATTTTTATGTCCTGAAAAAAGTCAACGTCAAAAGGAAAATAGTCGAGCCCTTTTTTTACATTTCGTCCCATAATTCTGCATTTTTTAGAAACTCATCCACCTCACGAATGAAATCATCTAGCGAATGGCATACAACATATTTGTATTCTCTGTTTTCACAGATCATCTTTTGCCATTGTTTTTGCGATGGGGATTGATAGCCACCTTTCTTTTTCATTTCAATGAGTAGAGCACCGTAATCACGATTGCTTTTCAATAGGATCAGGTCAGATACACCGGCTATTACACCCTCGGCTTTAAGTTTTGATGCTGTTACAGCATCACGTCTACCACCATTTGGTACGGCGAATAGTCGACCTTTCAACTTCGGGTACTTCAAATTGAAGTACTTTACACAAGCGCATTGTATGCGGTGTTCCTCATCGTTATGTTTTTGCTTCTTTTTTTGTTTTCTTTCCTTTGAGAGCATCTCTTCCAATGTCATGGCTGTTTTCATTTTTAGGTGTAACAATAGTGTCCTTGCCAGTTTTGTCGACTACGACTTTCTTTCCTCCAACTGTTATTGTTGTCTTACAACCTTCAGGAAGTGATTGGATGAAATTGCGTACAATAGGGGAGTTGGCATTTTCGCTGATGGTATCTGTAATGGATTCTTCGTTAGAATACGGGTAAACATCCATAATAGCGGTTTCGGAAACAGATGCAATTTGATAATCTGCCATTGTTCCCTTCATGCCTTCGTCCAGTTTCTTCACTGCGTCACGTAAGTCGGCAGCCTGTACCAATACTTGTGTGGAAGTCTTTTTTTCCGCACCGCTTTTATCATCCAGTGTGATAAAAAATAGTTTGCATTTGAACCAGCGGTCGGCACTCGCTTCGTCGCTAGGGAAGAGTTCACTATAGTTGGCACGTTTAATGTCTGATATAGTAAATTCTCCAGAGATAAATGGGGTCATTTCTTCGATGATCCGTGCTTCGGCCTCTGTAAAGCTAAGTGCATCGACAAGATAAGGTTCTGTAACTTTCTTGTTCATTCCATTTTCCATTACTCTTTCGTAACGGATTTTACATTCAAACCATGTGTGCATCATAAATTCATTCGAGCTTTAAGTTGTTTACTAATGATGAGCTTGGCAGAGCGTTGAGCTGGAATAACAACTGTTGTTCCCTTGCTAATATTCCGTGCTTTCTTTCTTTTGGAGGTGTGTGCCTTAATTGTGGCAAAACCACGGATATAAACACTCTCACCTCTACAAAGAGAATTTTCAATAGCATCAAAAACGCAATCTACGGCTTGAATAGCTTGTGAACGACTAATAGTCGTATTGTTGATGACGTGTTCAACGATTTCAATTTTCTTCATTGTTGTATTTTTATTAAAATGGTAAATCACTTCCGTTAGGTCTACAATCCTCAATTTTGTACTGAGTATCTTCAATTGATTTTATTGTACATAAAACGTATGCTTTCTTCTTAAGAAGAGTAGCAAGTCTTTTCGCTTCATTTTCGGCGCTTTCCAGATTCTCATGTTTGTAGGTAGGAGTGGCGCATCCTTCTACAAATACCATATAAAATTCATCCATAGCTCTATTTAGTTATTTATAAATAGCCCGCATTTCCCGTTAATTTGGTTTTCCTCTGCTACTGTTTCGACCTTGTAACTCGTACTGCCAACGCAAGCAAGACTAACGAGGATAGATGGTATCTTAATGTTTGTCGATGTTGGCCATCTGTTCCATTCCAAACTTACTGATTACTACAAGGTGTTTACGGACTATTTTATTTTACTTCTATTCTAATTGTTTTAAATAATATTTGCACTTGAATCCTTTTCGTGGTGAAAAGTCGGCAAAATCACAAGATTTAAATATTTGATGTTTGTTAGCCCACTGTGCAATATCCTTTTCGTATAATGTTGGTTTGCGATCATTATTAAAGTCTCGGTATGGTTGTACAAAAGGTGAGATTCCCAACTCCTTAAGTCGGTTTAACCGATACATATCTTGTTCAATTGTTGAGTTAAAGCCGACTAGAACATAGCAAGACAAATTACGAGGTTTGATATATTTAGTCACTTCTTTTAGCTTTTCAGTAAGGTCAATATCCGGTAAATCCCAAGCAATGTGGATTCTTCTTTTCAATTTCAACTTACTCAAGTAAAATGCTTGCTCCTCATTCATGATCCTGACATCAACACCATGGAAATTAACCATTTGTCCAGCTTTTATAAGATAGTCAATAGCTTCTTTCCATCTCGGGTTTGCAAAGAAGTTGTTGTCTAATACTTCTATCCATTCTCCCTTGGGATTCAGGTCTACAGGGTGGACGGACCGGATGTAGCCCTCTTTTTCCCGAACCAGA